GGCATTTTTTTGCCAACCAAATCCAAACTATTAGGACCCGTAAACTTTTGACCCTTTACAGTCAACATCGGACCCATCTCACCGTGGTCACGAATCATAATCTTGCGGTAATCAGGGTCGCGACCACCAAGGTCAATGCCAAAACGTTGCCCAACAGCCTCGTGGGACTTATCTAACAACTGTCGGTCAATGACCTGCCCAGGGTCGCTATCGCCATAAATGGGCATCTCGCCACAATCGCAAGCCGGGTGAATCGGTAACAAATCGCCCTTGCGGTAACGTTGAGTAGACGCCACATAACACAGGGCGCAATTTTCGGACCCGCTAAGTGTTCGCAAAAATCCAACAATGTTGTCGTTAGCTTTACGGGCAAACAAAGACGCCTGCCTGCGAGACAACTGCACCTCAGTGCGAGCGAAAGAATCAGCGGTACGGGAACCCAAAGCCAAAGCGTCAGTAAAACTTTCACCCTTAGCCAAAGCCATACGCATTTGTACAAACGGGCGACCATAAACCTGGTTGACATTAGCGCCATTACGCAAAGCCGACATAGACAAATCAAGGTCTGCAACACTAGGCGCTTTGAAAGCCTTTTTGCTAATCCTTGCTATCTGCTCGTGATACGCAATAGCGCCAGAGGCCGCATTTCTTTTTATCCCTTGCAAAGGGACAGACACTTGCTCAACAAAAGTTGCAATATCCTCGTCGCGCCATTTGCCAAGGTTACGGAAAGTGTTACTAGCTATCGCGCCAGCCTCGTCAACATAGTTGGCGCTTAGAGCTTGGTAACCTGCCGTAATCTCATCAAGCGCCGCCACCAGTACCACCCGTCAAAGACTGAGCCAAAATTGCGTCGCCAGCTCGCTCTACTTCCATCTCAGCAATCTCAGCCGGTGCAAACTGTCCAATAAGTTGCATACGCGACCTAAAGGGAATGTCTTGGAACTTCGAGTTAGCGTCAGCACGCTCAGCCAAAGAGTAACGTTCTGCCGGTTTCCACAAAGGCTCAAGGTCAAGTAGTGTTGCGCGAACCTCGTCACCCAGCCACTTGAACATAAGTGACATAACCTTGGACCAGCCAGGCGTCACACGAGCAATACGGTCCTCAGTCTTGAACACAAGGCCCTCACGGGCCAAAGCCGCACCCTCAGCGCTACCATTAGCGCCCTCAGGTGTCAGATAGTGCATAGGTGTGCGGGTTACTGCCGCAAAGTCTTGAATATCTGCACGAACAGCCAACAAAATACCGTTTATGTCAGCTTGTCCCAGCTCGTCAACCTCAGCGCCTTGCGGAATCATCCACAAAGACCCAGCCGACGACTCAAAAATACCGCTGTAGTCAATTTCGTTGCCATCTTGGTCGTGTGTGGGAAAATCACCCTTCAGCACACGTTGGCGGAAAGCCTGGGTAGTGGCAATAACCATTCTTTGCAGAATCATGTGGTTTATACGGTCAATAATGTCCGTAAAAGGCTCATACTCGCCCTTTTCGTCAGCATTAGTGAACTTTACAACGGGAACTTCGCCCAAAGGGTTAGCTAAAACGCCGTCCTCAAGCATGTCCCAGTTGTCAGTATCGTAAATGTTGTTGTCGTTAGGCTTGCAAAAGACCTCAACACTGTCAGAGTAATAGAAATAGGCGTAATGCTTGCCGTACTCTGAAAATACCTTTATGGCCTCAATGACTGTACGCGGGTCTGTGGGGCTTGTGGCGGCGTAAACTTGCCTGGGGTCCTCCACGGTCACAATAGGGTATTCTGAGCCGTCAGGATAGCCCACAATGGCGTATGCACAGCCAAACTTGAGTAGGCTCGTGTGCAAATCGGCAGAGCCAACGTCAAGGTTGTTAGCTTTCCACAAACGGCGGGCTTCAGCGTCACCGTTCTCGTCGTCATCAGCGCCAGTACGGAAACCGCCAACCATCATACGCTCACGAACAGCCGCAACCGACAACTGCGCCATATTTAGGCGAGATTTGCGTTGAAAACGACGGTAAGCGCGAGATTGACCCTCAGCGCCCTCAGGCAACGGGGCGTCACCATCATAGTAACGCTCCAAAATGTTGTACTTGCCTTGCTGTTTTGCCAAACTCTTTAGTAAACCCTGTTGGCTCTTGCTCAACTGAGTAGCCATGTAAACCCCTAACGGATACGACGCGGTACGAATGTGTTTTTAGTGGCTTCACCTTTGGATAGCGCCTGTAGCCTCGCCTGGTAAGCCAATACAGCGGCAACTGCCGCATCTATTTTGTTTCTTGAATCTGGGTTTTCTTTAGCAATAGAAACACCAGACCGCCCGACGCGACGCCTAGCGTTTAGAACATGTCTAGTAAGTGCCAGGTCGCCAGAATGGGACAATTCTTTATCTAAAACTGCGTTAGCAAACTGCTCGACGGCTCTCACCACAAGATAAGACCTGTTACCAGTCATCCACCACTCAATAGGGTGGGCTTGGGACGACTTGGCCTTTAGGTTCTTGCCAAAATCCGACTCCCATTGGGCTATGTACGACTCCCACTTGGCGGGGTCAGCAAACATGCCCAAAACTTTGTACATTTCAAAGGCTTTGCGAACTTCATAGTCCACATCAGCCACGGGCACGGACCAATCCTCGCCAGCGGGACCGTCGGGCTGTTCCCAAACCTTTATCTCGAACAAATACCCGTCAGACACGCGACACCCGATAAGCGCTGTAGCGTCTGTAACGCCCTTAGAGCGCTTGCGGGACCCGTCAAACCCTAACGTTATTTCCTCGCCTCTACCGACTTCCTGTGGCTTGCTACAGGCGTTCCACTCAGGTGCCGACAAGAAAGCATCTTTGCTAGAGGTCGGCTGGTTGAAATAATAGCGTCGAGAGTCCATAGGGTCGTTACGCGGGTCATAAATCTCAGAAACGATACGGTCAATGTCCATAACATCCGCAAAAGGGCCATAAGCCTCTTTCAGCCCAGCAATAACCTCAGCCTCATCACCCATGTCAATATCAGCGTCAGCTTCACGGTGGTCAAACAACAACCGTTGACGCTTAGTCTTGCCCTCACGAATAGCTTTAGCCAAATCGTGTGTTTCTTCAGCCACGGACTTCTCGCCAGGCAAATACATGGTGCTTGTCTCTAACGACCAAGGCTCAGCAATCTTACGCTTAGCCAGGTTACGTCTAACCGTCTGGTACATACGCTTTAGCTCAGGGCGAGTATATAAATGGGTCTCGTCGAACACCACCATTGACTCTTTACCGCCGTCTTTAGAGCTGTTACTAGCTGTAGACGGGATAATTTCGCCACCACCAGGCAAAAAGATACGAGTCAAACCAGCGGCGTCACGGGGTAGACCCTCGCTTAGAGGTCCCTCAGTGAGGTTGTAATGCACATTGTCGTAAGTGTTACCGGCTTGGCCTTCCTCAGTCGCCAGACAACGAATAACCGGCGCGGTTACATGCACCCCAACCGGCTCGCCTTTGCTATACGCGTATAGCAACCCGTTACGTTCGTAAACGTCTGTGCCATCCGACAAATGTGAACATCTAGCGGGACCCATCGCCTCAAAAAGTACAATAAAGCCTGCAAGCTCAGACTTTGCTCTACCTTTTGCCCGCGACAGAAAAGCGCTGTCATATAAGCGACGGTTATCGCCACCTAAGGCATAACAGTCAACAATAAAAGCGGTCCACTCGTCGTCAAGCTTTACAGGTTGACCCTGCACGTCGCCAGGACCATGCACACAAAAGTTTTCAATCCACCAAACGGCAAGCCAGCCAAGGCTTAGTTGTCTGTCGTGTGCGTCGGACCGTATAAGCTCACGCATCTAACAAGCGTTGGCGTCTGTCGTCAATCTGCTCAACAACAGCCAACACAACCTCAGCCTCAGGCTCCACATAACGAATACGCAAATCCCTGCGAGCATCCACCGTAGTCCCCAAAGACTTCTCACGCATACGCAACTCAGCCATAGCCGAAATCACACCATAAGACGCCTGAGCGTGGACCATCGCCGTATCAACAGCAAACGCCCAATCGGACTCTTGCCACAAAACACAATGAGGCATCACGCAAAGAGCGCCCCACCACTTATGAGTAGCGACAGGCAAAGCGACCTCGATTACCTCACCGGACTTTTGCGCCACCTGACGCGTCTCAGGTAATTCTGGCACCCACCCGGCAAAAGGTGCATTTACAACATCAGTCCAATCAACCGTTGGCTTATGCCGTGTAACAGTTGGTCTCTCGGAGGGTTTGCGTCCTGCCATACCCATAATTCCTCGTTTCGAGTCAGCTATAAAGCGTTTCGCCATCTAGCGGGGTTGTAACTATCAAAAGCCTTGGATTTTGCACACACAGCGAATTACA